GAACGCAGCCTATAAGGTGTTTGGGGTTAGGGGACTGAAGCCTAAACCACTCAATGAAGTAACGGTAGAGCCCTCTTCGCCTGGCGCCTCATGGCGGTTGTATGGCCGACCCGGCAAGAGAACTGACTTCAACGTCTATGCTGAGGGTCTCGCTCGTGCGGAGATGATTTTCCGCAAAGCGATGCGGCGTAAACAACCCTACTGCCAGTTGGCACCCTGTTTGGCCTATCTGCGGACACAATTGGCAAAGCGTGGCAGTCCGAAGGTAAGGCTAGTTTGGGGCTACCCATTTGAAATTAATCTAATAGAGGGTAGTTTCGCTGAACCTTACCAGGAGGTACTTCTTTCCCGCAACGCGCCAATACTTCCGCGAACAAAACGTTGGATATCAATGGCGCTGGATCACGTGAAACGGAGTGGGACACCAGTTGGACTGGACTGGTCGCGGTTTGACTCAACCGTACCCAGGTTCCTAATCCGTTTTGCGTTTGGCATCATAAAGAAGGCGTATGGAGCTGAATTTGAAGGAGTGCTTGAGATGATAGAACACTACTTCATCTTCACGCCGATAATGATGCCAGACGGTAGGACATTTGTCAAGAGAACAGGCATACCGTCGGGATCTAGGTTCACAGCTCTCATAGGCTCGATTGTGAACTGGGTTCTGATCTATGCCATGACCAAGGGTGAGGCTCGTCAGCTCCACACTGTGGGAGATGATAGCCTTTTCGCTTTACCCTACACGGATCATAAGATCCGTAAGATGCTTGACGAATGGAAGAGCTTTGCTGCGGCTTTAGGAATGGTCATCAACCCTGATAAGTCTGAAATTGGGTCGGATGTTAAATTCCTAGGTCGTAGACAAAGGTATGGCTCGACCTACCGAGATCCCGGGATACTTCTACTCCATTTTATGTTACCCGAAATATCTGGGGACAAAATGGAGGAGAGGCTCTTGGGTTTATTATGGGACTCCAGTTTAAATGACTGGCCCATATTCTCCTTGTATGCGCATTTTGCATTACTACCAATGGAGGTAAACCCAAGGGAAGTACCGTGGCCAATGAGAGTGGCGTTAGGCGGTGAACAGTTAGTATCCGTCGGTGCCATTTTCTCACATGGTTGACTGTCACGGTGCGCGG